GATACCCAAACCAACCAGTTATGATATATTTTTCGTGGGTCTTGGAAATTTGTCCGCTATGTGTATGCGTAAAGTCAGTCGGCCAAATCAAAGTCAAACCTTTTTCAGCAGGAGTTGTTGCATTTTGATATTTAAAATGTGTACCACCGTTAGGAACATTATTTAAATAAGTCAGCCAAACAAGACAACGGTTTTCGTGCCTAGAGTTTCTTTCACAATGCTTAGTAAAATAACCTCCACCTGGTGGATAGTATTGTAAATTTCCTCCTTCAACCATTCCATATCTTTCAAACTCTTTAACTTCAGGATATTTCTCTTCGTATAGACCAACACATTCTTTCAACGCATTTTTATATTTCATAAACCTTGGTTCTTCCCAATTTGGATCTAATCCAATATCTATAGAATCTTTTACTTCTTTATTAATTTTTGAAGTGAAACCTACAACACCTGGTTTTTGTGCTTGTTTATTATCTTTAAATAAGTTTATAAGTCCATCACAAATACCAGAAGGAATATACCAACCTCCTATTAAACTAGTTGTTGGTAAAATATATTCTTTATGTTTAGGCATTACTTTGTATTGCATTTCTACCACCACATTTTTTCATTGCCACTTTTAGTTTTACTACCATATCAAAGATTAATGCGTCTGTATGAAATGGTGTAGGAGTAAATCTTAATCTTTCAGTACCTACAGGAACAGTCGGCCAATTAATAGGTTGTACATAGATACCTTCTTTATATAAAAGTTCATCTGATATTGATTTACATTTTTTAGCATCCCCAATAATTACAGGAACAATATGACTATCATTTTTCATAACTTCTATTCCTTGTCTAGCAAGTTCTTCTTTAGTTTTATTTGCTCTTTCGTGTATTTGTTCTCTTAATTCAGGATGGTCTCTAACATATTTAATACTTGTTAAAGCACCAGCACAAATAACTGGACTTAAACTAGTTGTAAATATAAAAGCACTTGCCAAACTTCTTATGGCGTCAATAAAATCTTTTTTTCCTGCAATGTATCCACCTTGTACACCGAACGCCTTTGCTAATGTTCCATTTATTATATCAACTTCTACATTATCTCTTTCACATATTCCAGCACCTTCTTGTCCATAAAGACCAACAGCGTGTACTTCATCTAAAAATGTTATTGCATTATATTTTTTAGCTAGTTCTACTATTTCTTTTACTGGTCCAATATCTCCGTCCATAGAATATACACTTTCAAATACTACACATTTTGGACCTTCGTATGATTTTAAAATTCTTTCTAAATCTTCTACATCATTATGTTTAAATATTTCTTTCTTACATCTACTATGCCTAATGCCTTGTATAAGAGAAGAGTGATTTAATGAGTCTGATATATACAATAAGTCAGGTATAATTTTTCCTAAAGTTTCTAAAGTTGTTTGATTAGCATTATATGCTGAAGTAAATAATAATGCCTTTTCTTTTTTATGAAAATCTGCTAATTCATTTTCTAACGCTTTATGATAGTGAGTAGAACCAGATATGTTTCTTGTACCTCCTGCCCCAGCACCACTTGATTCTAATGCTGTTTTCATTGAGTCTATAACATAAGAGTGTTGTCCCATACCTAAATAATCGTTAGAACACCAATTAACTATTTTTTTAATTGAGTATTTTGAATACCAAATAGCGTGAGGAAAGTTTCCTCTAGTCCTAACTATATCATTAAAGACTCGGTATCTTCCATCTTCTTTATATTCATTTATTATTTTTGTAAATTCTTCTAAATGTTTCACTTAACTATCACTCCTTCTATATGTGTATACCCTAATTGTTTAGCTGCCTGCACTCGTTGACTACCTCTCCACACACTATATTCTCTTTCTATATAGGGTATACCCATTGCACCGTATCTAGGTACTTCTGATACAACGTGTTCTTTTACTTCTATTGGATTTTGTAATTCTTCACCATCTAATAATTCTTTTAGTGGTGTCATTGACTTAATATAGATTAAGTCTTTTAGTAGGATAGGAATTTTATTCGGTATCTTTTGATTTGCCGTCAATAGTTTCATTTTCATTTTTCTTTTCCATTTTTGTTTCCATAGTTTGCTTATTTAACATCTTCTGTAATTCAGCAGTTGACCCTACAAACAATGCATTTTTAATATTTGCATTTGTTCTTCCAGGTAGTTCTTTTAAGTCTTTAAATTTCTTTTGTAAATCTTGTAGTTTATCAACTGTAGTACCAACTTGTCCTATCAATTGACCAACAACTTCATATGCTCTAGGGTGTTGTCCTTCTTTTGCAATATCTAATATGCCTTGTATTGCTTCTTGTCCCTTTTCTATTATACTATAATAACTTTCTCTACTGTAATCATAATCAGTATTAATATCCTTTTCAACTTTTAAAGGAACTTCTCCATTCTTTCTAGGAACAGGTGGTTGAAAACCTTTTTGTGGTTCAAGGTTCTCTGGTACAACTTTATTATTTCCTTCTAATCCCAATATCTCATTTACACTATCTTCCAATTTAGGCATTATTCATCTTCTCCTGTTACTGGATTATATTTCTTTGTATCATCAAAGAAACTAATCTTTGTTGTAAATCCAAAATCATCATCTGCATTAGCACTTTCAGGATTTGGTATTACTATAATTCTTTCTTCTCTTGATAAAGGAGCATCCGTAGATGTTCCTAAATCTGATTGTGATTTTCTAATAACTTTACTTTGTGCCATAGGTCCATATAAGTAAGTTTTAGCAGTAAACTCTAAAGTATATATAACTGCTCTACGCTTATTAAATTCACCATCATAAGTATCTTCATAATTTACAGTATCTAAAACAATAGGCACGTCCCTTTTAATATTTAATTCTGGTATTGCATTAATAGTAACTGTATAGTCTGGTGCAAAATATGGTAATATTTGTTCAATTATCTGTAGTCCATTTTCTGCTGTAGCAGTAAAAGAATAAAGACTAAAACTTATATCATAGGGTACTGGTGAATAATTAAAATTATGTATAGTAGAATCAGAAGTTTTAACTCTAACTGTTTTTTGAAGTTTGTTTAGTTTTCTAGTAGCGTCATACTTTAAACCTGTTAATTCAAATCCCATTCTAGGTAATACAATAGCAAACGTTTTACCTTTTTCTAAACTTGCTTGTTGGTCTATTCTGGCTATAAACTTTTCTTTAGGAGCGTATGCTAAAGGCACACGTATTCTTTTAGTAATAGCACCTGTACCAGATTTTTGTTGAATAATTATATTATTAAAAATCTGTCCAAATGCAATAGTTAGTCTTCTTAAACTTTGATTATAAAAATGTGTTCCGAACATATAGTCTACTCGTCAATTTCCCCGAATGGATTTCTTTCTGTAAAGTCAAGTATATCATCCGCTGTTGATACTGTATCATATCCTGCCTCTTTATTCAAGTCTAAATTATCTGCATATGGAGATTGTGTTTGTATATTAGACTCTGTAAAATCTTCGTTCATTAAAAGTGCTGGTTGACCAGTTGAATAATCGTGGTAACTTTCTAATTGTACTGAACCTGCACCTGTCATAACTTCTTGTCCATATTCTAAAGTAAATTTATATGCTAATTGGTCTAGTGTATGTGTATCTTCGTGTTGGTCAATAGTAGATAAACCAGTATCAAGTTTTTCACTTGCATACTCCCAACGAGTTACTTTTAATTTATAAACTGGCAGATTGCCTAATTGGAAAAATGGTTCTTGGTCTTCTACAAATAAAATTTCAAAAAAAGATTTCATCAAAGGCACATATATAATATCACCTTCGTTTGGTCTTCCTGTAATTGATAGAGAAGAACCAACCTGTGTTGCCTTATTACCAACTAAATTTGTCCAACTTCTTTTTGAAACCATTAATGATGTATCATCACGAATTTCTAATCCAAACTTACTTATGATTTCTTGTTCACCAGCAAATCCTGTATTATTTTCAAAATACATTTCTATCAAATAAGAATCATCAAATCTACTAGATACATCTTCTCCTAGTATTAAATCTTTATTGACTAATGTTCGTGGTAAGTAATAGACATCCTGACCGTAAATTTTAAGACCTTCAACTATTATATCTTCGTGTAGTCTTTTTTCGGCAGCATTACCTATGCCTTTTCCACCTGAAAAGTAATGATTAACTGGCATAGCATTATCCTATCATAAAAGGTTGCGGTTCTTCAAACTCGCTTCTTAATTTTATTTCCAATTTATCCAAATCTTCTAGTGCTTCACTATAAATTTGTTTACCGTTTAATGTAACTCCACCAAGCATTGCAACACCATCAAACTTACTTAAATTGGCTCCCCATTGTTTTTTAAATAAAGCAGTTACGTATCTTTTTAACCAAATATCATTAAAGACATCTGTATATGTGTTAGGGTCTAATTTTCTCCAGCATTCTATTACAAGAAATTCATCTACTTGTAAATCATTTTTCCAATCCATATCAACATAAAGTCTATTATCTAATTGGTTAAATCTATAAGGTTTTTCTCCGACTAATATATGGTCTAAAAAATCTAAATGTCTTAATACAACATCATAGTTAATAACAGACGTTGAAGAAAAATCATATAGGTCATTTAATCTTAATTGATATCTAACATCAAATAAATTTAAATTACCTTTATTTGAAAATGGAAAAATGTTAATTACAGATATAACAGATTCAGGACATACAATATACTGATTGCCTTCTTTCCATTCTGTATTTACTACAGAAGAATCACCATACGTTTTAGATTCAGTTTCAGTACTATCTGCTAAAATTCTAGCTTTATCTGCCGCTGTATACTTGTATTTTAAATAGGTTCTTTTAACACCATCATAGTGGTATTGAGCAAAA